AGACATGGCTGCAATGGGCGCTGGCAACCCTGCTCAAGAGTTGGGCGTTGTTTTGGGTAACGCTATCGCCACCAAGATGGACAAAGACATTATTGCTTTGTTCGATGGCTTCAGCACTTCTTTGGGTTCTACAACAACCGAGATGACTATCGCTTACTTGTTCCAAGCCGCAGCTACTTTGCGTGCTAACAAGGTGACAGGTCGTTTGGTTGGCGTGTTCCACCCATATCAAATCTACCCAGTGAAATCTGCATTGACTAACACCTTTGCAAACCCTGCTGGCGGCGACTTGCAAAACGAAGCAATGCGTACTGGTTATGTCGGCACTATCGCTGGCATCGACATTTACGAATCTGCCAACCTGACTATTGACGGTTCTGGCGACACAAAGGGCGCGATCTTTGCTCCTGAAGCATTTGCCTTGGCAATGAAAAAGGACTTCACAATCGAGCCACAACGTGACGCTTCTAACCGCGCATGGGAACTCAACGCAACTGCCACCTATGGTGTCGGCGAGTTGGATGACACATTCGGCGTGGAAATGTACTTTGACGCTGGCCTGTAATTGAAGACTGACCCTGCCTCAAACGAGGTGGGGTTTTCTTTAACCAAGGATTCATCATGGCGTTTAGTGCAGATTCAGACCTGACCGCAATCATTCCAGACATTTTGACGTTTGGGATTTCTTCTTTTACCGCAGAACACACCTTGGCGCAAGCTGAGATCGAGCGTGAACTACGGGCAAAGTGGTATCCAAAACTTCAGCTTAATGTCGAAATGGATGCAACACTTTTGACCAGTTCGCAATGGACTAAGGCTTCTGCCTATCTAGTCTTGTGGAAACACGCATTGCCGAAGCTGACAAACTGGGTTGATGGTGACAGATTCCAAAACATGATTACGTTTTATAAAACGCGATATGAAGAAGAATTTGCCGCTTGTATCCGTGACGGCGTTGAGTATGACTTTAATGACGACAACACAGTTTCTGAATCTGAAAAAGCTCCTGTTTACTTTGGGCGACTTGTGAGATGAAACTAGACATTCAAATTGATATGGCTCAAGTCCAAAAAGACCTGAAAAAGACTCAACTTGAAATGAACAGGGCAATCAGCAAGTCGTTGCTTAAGACAGCGCAATACGGAACGCAGATAATTCTTGATCGAACATCCAAAGGCATCGGCTACGAAGGCAAGTTCACAGCCTATTCACCAGCTTACCGCAAGGCTAAAGCTCAAGGTTGGGGTCGTGCTAGTGGTCGTAGGGCTTTTGGTGGTGACCCATCTGGCATCGTCAACTTAAATGTGCATGGCGAGATGCTTTCCAGCATCCAGCAACGCAGTCTAGGTTCAAACGTTGTTGAGATTTTCTTTGGCAGAGCAACAGAAGCGAAAAAAGCAGCCTTCAACAACCAGAAACGCAAGTTCTTTGGCTTTAATCAGTCAGAAGTTGGTCAGTTGAACAAGTTTTTTCTTAAGGAATTGAAATGAGCAAACGTGAATCAATCGCTGCAAGCGTTGTAACGGCTCTTAATAGCGTTTCGCAGATTAAGTTCGTTACCCGTGAGCCTTTTGACTTTACTAAGCTGTCAAACGCTCAATTCCCTGCTGTCATTGTGCAGACAGGCCAAGAAACCCGTGATGATGTAACGATTGGCGGTAGCAACATTACCCGTGAGGGTTCTATTGACTACCAAATCATTGGTTACGTTAAAGACACGGCGATTGATACGGCTCGAAACACATTGGTCGAATACATCGAGGAAGTGTTAGACACAGACCGCACTCGCGGCGGTTATGCGCTTGACACTCAAGTTGTATCTGTTGAAACTGACGAAGGTTCAATTTCTCCCATTGGTGGTGTCATTGTCACAGTCAGAGTTCTATATAATTTCACCCGAGGCGCTGTTTAAGCGCTAATTTTCCAAAGGAAAAATCATGGCTACTCATAAAGGCTCAGAAGGCACTGTCAAAATCAGTTCCAATGCCATCGCAGAAATCCGCACTTGGTCAATCAACCAAACTGCTGACACAATCGAAGATACAACAATGGGCGATACAGCTCGCACTTACCAATCCTCGTTAAACACTTGGGATGGCAGCGTTGATATGTATTGGGATGAAACCGACACAACAGGCCAAGGCGCTTGCACAATCGGCACATCTATCACTTTGAATGTGTACCCTGAAGGCGCTACAACTGGCGACACTTACTTCAGCGGCACAGCTATCGTGACAGGCATCTCTCGCACAGCTTCTTTTGACGGTATGGTTGAGCAATCAATCACCTTCAAAGGCACTGGCGCTTTGTCAATTAGCACAGCATCCTAATGAGTTTAGGTAAACGTTTAGCCGCCAAGCGGCAAGCAAAGCGAAATCGCATTGAGGTTGCAGAGTGGGGTGACGATGGCGCTCCACTCGTCTTGTTTGCAAGTTTCTTGAACTGTGGCGATGTAGATCGTTTGCAGCGCAAGCATCCTAATTTCATCAACAGCCCATCAATCGCCTCAATGGTTGATTTGCTGATTATGAAAGCGGAAGATGTAGATGGCGAAAAGCTGTTTACTCTTGAAGACAAGCCATTCTTGATGCGTGAGCCTGTTTCGTTGATTAGCGCTATTGCTGGTCAAATGTTTTCAACCATTGAATCGGTTGAAGACTTGGGAAACGACTAAAAGCTGACACTATGAGGTTTAACCTCATAGCGTTGGCTGATAGACTCCACAAGACGATTGAGGAGATTGAGGAAATCTCAGTCACTGAGTTGCATGAGTGGATTGCGTTTTTCCAGTTAAAAGATAAGGAAAAATGATGGCTGCTCAAGACGTAAATATCAAGCTAAAAGCGGTAGACGAAACAAAAGCCGCTTTTAACAGCGTTGACAGATCGCTTGGTGGCCTCAAGAGCGCTGTTTTTAGCGTTCAAGCAGCCATTGCTGGCGTTGTGAGTGGCGCGACAGTTGGCGTTCTCATTAGCGCAAACAAATCATTTCAAAACCTTGAAGCCAGTCTAATCACATTCACTGGTTCGACTGAAAAAGCTGCTCAAGCGTTTGAGGCTCTTAGCCAGTTTGCGGCTACAACTCCATTCGGACTAGAGGAAGTTGTTGGCGGATTTAACAAGCTGATTGCTCGCGGAATTGCCCCAACAATCGCACAACTTACATCATTTGGCAACATTGCCTCTGGTACTGGCAAATCACTTGACCAGTTCATTGAGGCTATTGCTGACGCTTCTGTTGGCGAGTTTGAGCGTCTTAAAGAGTTTGGTATTAAGGCAAACGCTGAAGGCAACACTGTCAAGATGACATTTGCTGGAGTTACTACCTCGATTGGTCGTGATTCGCAGTCAATGATTAACTACTTGACGCAGTTGGGCGACACAAAGTTTGCTGGTGGCATGGAGCGTCAAGCAAATACCATTGGTGGCGCTTTTTCAAGCCTCGCTGACTCGATTAGCCTATTGGCTATTGAAGTCGGCAAGTCTGGCTTCAATGATTGGCTTGTTGAATCTACAAAGAATCTCACAAGTTTCATTTCTCGAATCTCTGACGCAAAAAAAGCAAGTCTTGATTTCATTCAAGGTTTGGAAGTAGCTTCAAAGGTTGCAGCGCTTGGCGAGGAAGGCGCGATCAAGGCTTACACAGAGGAACTTGATTTCCTAAAGTCAAAACTTGAAGGCGCAATCTTTACAGAAGGTCTAACAAAAGAGATCGAATCTGTGACGATGAAACTTGCTTTGCTAAAAGGCGAGTTGAAAAAAGGCGCTGATTTGCCAGAAATGACAATCACAGCGCAAAAGATTCAACAGCAGCTCAAGACTGTTGATGACTATGCGACTCGCGTTTCTGCTACTGTTGGTAACTTAATCAATAGTTCTGATTTGGCAATGCAACAAGAGCAACTTGCTCAACTTGAGTTGCTAGATAAGATGTATTTTGAACTTGGGTTGAGTGCTGAATACTATCAATCTGCTTTGAAAAAGATGTTTAACATTACGACAGAGCAAGGCCCACACGCAAGTGAGGCTTTGTTTGCTTATGCTAGAGCAGCAAAAGATGTTGGAGCTTCATTGATAAACCTTCAGCTTGGCGCAATTCGTTCGCTTGAGGATTCGTTTGTTGGCTTGATTAACGGAACGATGAGCGTTAAAGAAGCCTTCTCAAGCATGGCGACAAGC